TGATATATCACACCGGAGAGTATGCAGGCGGCCCTGTGTGCAGGCAAGCTATGGACGCATGCGATGCTGGTCTGGTATTGTTGGTTCGTAAACGAGCCGACAAGCCAAATCAGTACCACTACATCGCGGTAAGGTCACATGGAAAACGTAAAAAATAAGATCATGCAGCACCTGCGCGACATCAAGATCGCAGCGCGAGTGCCGAAAATATCGCAGGCGATCGGCGAGGAGGAGCGCAGCGTGCAGGCTGCCCTGATCGAGCTGGACGACGAAGATATGGTCATCATGAGCAACGGATGGTATCTCGCCAGCCACAAAGGGATGCAGGCATGATCACGAACGGCCAAGGGCTTCTGCACGAGGCACCAATCGAAAACATGATCGACCACAAGGCGCGCGAGCATGGCGTCAGTTACGGCCTGTCCGAGGCAGGGTACGACATCCGCATCAAGCAAGAGCTGTTCCTGCGCGAGGATGCCCGCTTTGCCATCGCCAGCACCGTCGAGCGCTTCAACATGCCCAAGACGCTGGTCGGCGTCGTGCATGACAAGAGCACATGGGCCCGCAAGGGGCTGTCGGTCTTCAACACCGTGATCGAGCCCGGCTGGCATGGCTGGCTGACGCTCGAGCTGGTGTACCACGGGCACGGCACGATCCACATCCCAGCTGGTGCAGGCATCGCGCAGGTGCTGTTCCACCACCTCGAGTGGCCCGCCGATTACGGCGATGGAAAATACCAAGGCCAAGAAAACGCACCGGTCGGCCCGATCACCGCTTGACGGGCCGCCGATCAGCATCATATGATGCACCTGTACCCCACTGGGTGCCGTATGACGTAGCGAAGTAGGACACACACCACATGAAACTGCTCCCCCACCAGATTGAGGACGCCAAGTTCTTGGCGTCACGCACGATCGCCGGATGCTTCAATGGCATGGGCACCGGCAAGACCCTGACCGCCTTGCAGGCCACCATCGAGGCCGAAGTGCTGCGCGCCGTGATCATCGGCCCGCCCATCTCGCTCCGCATGTGGGCGCAGGAGGCTGCCAACTGGACCGGCGCAAAGGTCCAGATCCTCGCCAAGGGCACGACCGAAATCGACCAGCAGTCCGAGATCTTGATCTGCTCATACGAGATCGCGACCAAGCGCCAGCACGAGCTGATGGCGTGGGCACGCGAACCGCTGAACGGCATGCGCGCCGCCCTGATCTGCGATGAGAGCCACGCCCTGAAGAGCACCAAGGCCAAGCGCACCAAGGCCATCCTCGGTCGGGGCGGCATGGTTGAGGCGTTCGAGCACAGCTGGTTCCTGACCGGATCGCCCATGACCCGCTGGGCAGACGATCTGATCCCATTCCTGTTCCGGGCCGCGCCCCAGCAGATCAAGAAGAAGATCGGCGCGCTCAACATCGACCGCTTCAACCTGCGCTACTGCATCGTGCAGGAACGCAAGTTTGCATGCGCGCGCTTTCCCGTGAAGAGGACTGTTGGGTCGCGCAATCTGGACGAGCTTGGCGAGATGCTCGCCAGCTGCGCGACCCGCCGCACGCTGGACGACGTGTGGGAGAGCATGCCCTCCCTTACACATACCAGATTGGCGGTCGAAGTGTCGGGTCTCTCCGCGATAAATCGTGCAATCGAGAAGATGACGATGGCTCAGATCGAGCAGGCCATCGCTCAGAACGACGAGAACCTCGCCACCATGCGCCGCGAGATGGGCGTGTCGATGATCCCAGAGGCCGCCGACTTCATCTGGCAGCGCGCCGATGCCGAGCAAGGCGCGATCCTCGTCGGTGCTTGGCACCGGGAGGTCATCGACGGGCTGGTCGATCTGCTGCACGTCAAGAAGCTGCGCGTCGCCAAGCTCGACGGGCGCACCTCTGCCGCGATGAAGACCGAGATCCAGCGCCAGTTCAACGAGGGCGAGCTCGACGTGTTGGTCGGGCAGATCGCAGCCATGGGCGTCAGCCTCAACCTGCAGCGCGGTGGCAACAGCATCGTCGTGGTCGAGGAAGACTGGTCGCCCAGCGTCATGGACCAGTTCTATGCGCGCCTGCATCGCATGGGGCAGGGCAAGCCCGTGCACGTCGACACGCTCTACGTCGAAAACAAACTCGCCAAGGCGGTGCACAACATCTCGAATGCCAAGCGCCGCGCCCACACCGCAACCGCAGAAGCCCATCAGGAGGCAGCACAATGAAACAGCAGGATCACCAGTCGAAGTTACCGCCAGAAGAAAACAAATTTCACGCTGGGAATAATAAGGACGGGCGGCACTATTGGCTCACCCCCCCTGACCTATATGCGGAGCTGAATGCGGAGTTTCATTTTGACTTTGACCCGTGCCCATATCCGCTGCCAGAAGGCTTTGACGGCCTGACCTGTGAGTGGGGGCAATCCAGTTATGCCAACCCCCCCTTTGGATCCATCATGCATGAGGGAAAGAAAAAAGGCCCGACAGCATGGGCGCGGAAAGCCGTTGCGGAGAGCAAAAAAGGGAAGGATGTTGTGCTCGTATACCCCATCGATAAGTGGATACTTATGCTGCTTGAAGCGGGTGCAGAAGTCAGGAACCTGCGGGATGTGCGGTGGCTGGCGACAGAGGATGGGCTGCCCGGAAAGGGTACCGGGCGGCACATCGCATGCTTTATTTTGCGAGGCACAACCCATCAGGAGGCAGCACAATGACCCACCACCTCGAACTACAAATCGCAGATCTCGAGGCGCAAAACGCCAAGCTCCGCGCCGAGATCGACAACCTGCAGGCCCCCCGGCCTGCACCCACCATCGTCGACGTCATCGGCCCCGAAGCGTTCGAGCGCATGGTCGAGCTCTTTCCGTCGTTCCGTGAGAGCGGCACGCCGACCAATCCGACCGACGCCGCGTCCGAGGTGCTGTGGTCATGCATCCGCATGATGGGCCGCGCGGACAAGAGCCGAGAGGACGCCGTGCACCGCAGCATCGAGGCGACATCGGATTACGCAGACATCTATGCGCGCCTCGAGCGCGCCACCAATGCGCTGGCCGAGTACGCCATGCGCGCAGTCGAGGAGTACGACGCATGATCAAGGATCTGGTATTGCAGGGCGCGCAGGCGCTGGACGACGACGAGGGTTTCGGCATCGATCGCTCGAAATACCTGAACGCATCGAGCGCAGACAGCTGCATCCGCAAGCAGTGGTTCGAGCGCAACCTGCCGCCGGTCGAGCAGGACTGGGGTTTTGCCCGGCGCGGCAAGCAGGGCGAGCTCTACCTCGTCGACTGCCTTATGGCTGCCGGTGCGGATCTCGCCTATTGCGGCGACGATCAGGTATCGATCGTGTCGGATGATCACCGCATCAGCGCGACGCCTGATGGGTACATGGCGACCGATCAGGGCTGGCTGGGCATGGAGTTCAAGACCATCGACCCGCGCACCAACCGCAACTACCTGCCCCGGCAGGATCACATCACGCAGCTGCAGATCGGCATGGAGCTGGCGCACCTGCAGGATGACGACTTCCCCAAGCCGGTGGCTGGCAAGCTCGTCTATATGGATGCGTCAAACTACAACGACATCCTCGAGTTTGACATCCCGCGTGATCGCGACATCCTCGATCGGCTGGCACCGCGCGCCAAGAAGATGCTCAACGCCAAGAGCGCAGACCGCCTCGACCGCGAGGGCAAGCGCGATGGTCAGTGCAAGAAGTATGGCGGCTGCCCCTTCGCCGCGCAGTGCGGCATCGAGATCGAGGGCGAGGCCACCGTCAGCCGAGGCAACCGTGGCTCTGGCCTCGACGCTGCGGTGCAGGCGTACGTCCTCGCCAAGGCCGATGAGGCCGAAGCCAAGGCGCGCAAAGACACCGCCGCCGAGGACATCAAGAAAGAGCTCAAGGCGCGCAACGCGCGTGACCTGATCGTGGGCAACCACAAGGTCGAGCTGACACCAGTCGCGGGCCGTCGCGCTTACGACTGGAAAGCAATGGAGAAGGTTGGGATCGATCTCAGCCCCTTCATGACGACAGGCAAATCAAGCGAGCGCCTGACCGTCGAGTGAGGCCCAGACAGCCTCTGTTGAAACGTGCAACGTAGAAAAGGAGCACAACATGTCTACATCTCTCGCAGCATACGCCAAAGGCGGAAACCTCCCCAGCCTCGACAAGGACGCCATGGCGAAAGCCCTCGCGTCGGCAGGGGCCGAAGAAAGTACGGGCTCGGCCAGCGATGGCGTCGAGTACGTCTCGTTCTCTGGCAAGACCGGAGCGATCACCTATGGTCGCGATCGTGACGACCTCGATCAGCGCGAGGTATTCCTGATGGAGCCTCGCTCTGCCTTCCGTGGCTGGATCTGCTGGAAGGACAACAAGCCGGTGGCCCGCCACCAGTGGTCGATCTACCAGCCCAGCATGGCGATCCCCGAGCGCGAGCTCGAGGACAAGGGCCCGTACGCCCGCGCGCAGGACGGCTGGCAGTCGATGCTGGGCTTCGGCTTCATGTCGACCGAAGGCGAAGTGGTGCAGTATTCGTTCAGCACCAACAGCACCAGCGGCAAGAACGCGGTCGCTGATCTGTTCGACGAGATCGCGCAGCGCACGATCCGGGGCGAGCCGAACTTCCCGCTGTTCATCTTCACCCGCGAGAAGTTCCAAGCTCAGGGCGAGTGGAACTTCAAGCCGAGGTTCGACATCGAGGAGTGGATCACCGAAGAGGAGGCAGCAGCCATGCTCGGCGGTGACGACGCGCCAGAGGAAGAGCCCGCGCAGGTAGAGGCAGAGCCGGAGCTTGAGCCGGAAGAGGTCACGCCTGCACGCACCCGGCGCGCACGCCGCGCTTGACACCGGGGCGGGCCTTCGGGCCCGCCCACACCACCGGGGAGGGGTAAGGTATGCGAGACCACATCAAGGCGGCCATTGAGGCCGTAAAGGACAACGCGGCGCAGGAGTGGAAAGATCAATACCTCCGCCTCGCGCGCCAGTTTTTGCAGACGAACGAGATATTCGAGGGGGGCATGCTCAAGGCGTATTGTAAGGCGCACGGCCTGCACGACCCGCACAGCCACAACGTGTGGGGGGCAATGGTTCGTGGCCTGTCGACGGCCAGAGGCTGGACGGAAAAGATTGGTGAGGTCGCCCCCACTACCGGCCACACTCACATCGACCGCGTCGGGCAGTGGCGCAGCCTGATCTACCGTGGTGCGGCGTGGCAGATGATTACGACAGAGGACGAGCTGAACGATCTGCTTGACCTGATCGGCGACAAGCACGCTGCGCTTGACTTCGAGACCACCGGCCTGCGCCCGCAGGAAAGCGAGGTCAGGCTGGCGCAGATCTGCAACGACGATGTGTGGGCGGTCATCGACTTCTGGGCGCTCGAGGGCGGCTCGTTCGCGCCCTATGCCAAGTGGTTCGAGGACGGCACATGGATCGCATTCAACGCCGGGTTCGAATACCAGTGGTTCGACGCAGCTGACGCGCCGCACGTCAAGGTCATCGAGGTGGCGCACGCCCGCCGTGCCCGGATGGGCGGCGATCAGATGTCGCTGGCGCTGATGCTCAAGGCGGATCTGAAGTACGAGATGCCAAAGGACCAGCAGATCTCGAACTGGGCAGCCGCAGAGCTCAAGCCGGAGCAGCTCCAGTACGCCGCAGACGACGCGCTGTGGACGTGGAAGCTATGGCAGCACTGGCAGGCCAAGCTCGACGAGCACCCCGCTGCACGGGGCGCACAGCGCATGCTGGACGACCTGATCGTGCCGGTCCACGAGATGCGCGAGACCGGCCTGCTGCTGGATCAGGCGCGCCACAAGGAGCTGGTCGCGCTGTGGGAGAGCAAGCAGAAGATCTACGAGGCCAAGATCCGCGAGATGGTCAGCGAGGATGAGGTCGAGAACCTGCAGTCGCGCAAGCAGTGGTCGGATTACTTCGGCCAGATCCTGCCTGACGAATACCTCGCGCACTGGCCGCGCACCGAAAAGGCAGGTCAGCTCGAGATCAAGACCGCGACCTGCAAGGAGATGGCAGCGCTCGCAGGTGGCGGGGGGCCGCTTGCCGAGGTGCTGTTCAACATCGCCGACCTGACGACCATCAACCAATACCTCTCGAATTTCGGCAACAAGCTGATCAACATGGCGCAGAGCGCCACCGACGGCAGGCTGCACCCCAGCTACAACATCGCCCGCGCCGTGACCGGGCGGTTCAGCTCGAGCTCGCCGAACGCGCAGCAGTTTCCGCGCGATCGCGAGCTGCTGGGGGACTTCACCAGCGTGCGCCTGTCGTTCCTAGCACCGCCCAAGAAGCGGCTGGTGTCGCTGGACTACAGCGGCATCGAGCTCAAGGTGCTGGCGCTGCTCGCAGAGGATGACCAGCTGCTCTATGACTGCGTGCACGGCGATCTGCACAGCGAGGTCGGCTCGTACATGGCTGGCTACAAGATCGACAAGAAGACGCCCGAGGGCAAAGAGATCCGGTCGAAGGCCAAGGGCGTGTCGTTCGGTATCATCTATGGGTCAGGAGCAATGGGGCTGTCTGGCACGCTCCGCACCTCGATCACGCGGGCGCAGGAGCTGATCGACTTCTGGTCCGACCGCTACCCCAAGGCCTTCGGCCTGCGGAACACGATGATGAACCACGCGCTGAACGACGGCTATCTGCCGATGGTCGACGGTGGAACGATCTATCTGGGCAAGAAGCCAGCCCTGCCCAAATGCGCGAACTACCCTGTGCAGCGCGCCGCGCTCAGCGTCATGGCGCGCGCAATCATTCGGCACCGGGCCCGGCTCGAGGAGGCAGCCCAGCGCGGCAAGCACATGGGCACGCGCATGGCTGCCACCATCCACGACGCCTTGATCGACGAGGCCTATATCGATGACGCGCCGGAGGCCCTGCGCTGGATGAAAGAGGACATGGTCGGGGGCTACCTCGACATCTTCCCCGGAGCGCCGACCGATGCTCTGGTCGAAGGCGGCACAGGCCCCAGCTGGGGTGAGCTCGAGGACGAGGAGGTGTAGCCCTTGACAGATGCTGATCAGCATCTTATCTATAGGGCACACACCACAGGAGACCTTGACCATGACACACCCGCACCTGATCGCCGACGCCGCCGACGCCCACCAGTTTATCTTCGGTGGGCGCGCCCGCTTTACCCTCATGTCCAAGAAAACAGGCAAGCGGTACACCTACCGCGTCGCCAAGGCTAAGGACAAAGACGACATGTTCTTTGCCAGCCTGCTGGTCGGGCCGAACAACGAGGAGGATTACGAGTACATTGGCTTCGTGAAGACCGGCAGCACGCACAGCGAGCTGATCGCGGGCCGCAAAGGTAACTCCAGCCACCCCGCCTTCAAGGGCCTGTCGTGGCTGCTGTCGAAGATCGAGACCAGCGCCCCCTTGGCCATGCCAGCGGACGTAGAGTTCTGGCACGAGGGTCGCTGCGCCCGCTGCGGTCGGGCCCTGACCGACCCGGCATCCATCGAGGCGGGCTTCGGCCCCGAATGCATCAACCACATCTGAGGAGACCACCATGCCTTTCGACATCCAGCTTTCCATCGCCGCCCTTGACTTCAAGGGCGGCGACCGCCCAGACCTCGACAACCTGCGCGCCCGCTATCCTGAACTCGACTTTGTCTTCGACTTGCTCGACGACAAATGGCTTGAGGCCGACGGAGCCGCAATCGAACACCGCGACGAGATGCGCGAACGCGAGCGCGAGCACGAGGAGCACATCGACGAGCTCGAGACGCGGGTGCAGGACATGCGCCTTGCCTTCGAGCAGATCAAGGAGCTGACGGTCGACGTCGAGATCACCAACATCATCGAGGACGTGCTGTGACAGAGGGCGTCAAGCACGACCAGCACAAGGTGCCGATGCATCTGCTGCCGCCGGAGCTCCTCGAGGGCACGGCGGCAGTGCTCGACTTCGGGGCCCGCAAGTACAGCGAGCGCAACTGGGAGCTGGGGATGGCGTGGCACCGCCCATTCTCGGCGCTCATGCGCCACATGTGGGCGTGGTGGCGCGGCGAGGATCTCGACCCGGAGACCGGCATGTCGCACCTGTGGCATGCGGCCTGCTGCATCGCGTTCCTGATGGCCTATGAACAACGCATGATCGGCACGGACGATCGACCCAAGGAGAACACAAATGCCGAAACCTAAGCACGAACAACCCAGCGGCCACGCAGTGGCGCAGCGGTCATACCACCAGCGCCAGCTCGATCGCGGGCTGGTGCGCCTGTCTGTCTATGTTCCTGATAGGGACCGCGATGCTTTCTGGAATGCGATCGACCGCCTGCGAGACAAGTGGCAGGCCAAGGGCTTGATCGATTAGCGGCAGGCCTCGAGCAGCTGCGACAGCAACACCTGACCAGCTACGACCGACTGGTCACCACCGTCATCCACCAAGGCCCGTGCGAGATCCGCGCGGGCCTGTCTCGTTCCGTCACAGATCGCGTCGCCGCTCCTGATCTGCGTAGTGCTGCAGCCAGTCGCGAGCAGCAGCAGGATCATCGCCATGGATCTCGGCATTGTCGATTGCCTCCCGTGTGTTCTTGTACCCCTCCAGCTCGCCTGTGCGGGCCTGTGCTGCAGCATCTCTGCGTCCTTGCAGGTAGATGCCCAGCATGGCGATAACGGCGGCTCCTGCCGCCGCCAGCCAAAGCTTGATGCGACCGAGGATCACTTCTTGGTTCCGCCGCCTTTGGGTTTCTTCTTTCCGTACATCAGATCACCCCCTATCGATCCCCGTTTGCCCACTTGCGGAGCCGCTCACGCATGACCCATGCCGCGAGCAGTACCATTGCGCCGCACATCGCCAGCGCCACGATCTGTGCTGTGCCGTCGAGCGCGGCGATCGCGCCTGCGCCACCGCCGACAGCGGTGACCACCTGCGCGGCGCTCGCCTGCATGGTCTTGGATTGGGTCGGTGCCTCGCGTGCGGGCCGGTCAGCCACGCGCACCATGCTGGGTGCCTGCGTGCCGGGTGCCCGGCGCACGCCCAGTAGGCGGTCGACAGGGTAGCGCTTGACGTTCACCTGATTGGCTTGGTTGCCTCCCAGCACCTCGATGCTGACGCCTGCGCGCCGCACGAAGAAGCCGACATGCCCCTGCCATCCGTCCTTGGTGCCGCGCCAGAACACGACGATGTCGCCCTCCTGCGCGCCCTCGATCGCAACCTCGTCGCCCCAGTCGAGATAGGATCTGGCGTTGAGCTTGCCTGTGTGCGGCATGCCTGCGCGCTTCAGCATCGCGCCGACAAAAGCAGCGCACCATGCGGTCTCGTCATCTTTGACCCAGCCTTGGCCGACGTCAGCGAAGTATTGCAGGATCTTCGGGTTGTGGCCGTCAGCGTATTCCCATGTGCCTTCGTCGGCACGGGCCAGCTGATATGCTTGATTGGTCATGCGTCTCTCCTCCCAATGTTTGCCCGGCTCTCGAGCAGGCGGTCGAGCTTGCTGTCCAGCGCCTCAAGGCGGTTCATCACGCGGTTGATGTCGGCATGTACCTCGCCCTTGGTGACGTACTCCTTTGCCATTTCTTCGCGCGTCCGGTTCAACAGGATGGTCACCCGCTTCAGCTCGTCGACATAACTCTTCAGCACCCAGCCCAGCAGCCCAAAGCCAAACGTGAGAATGCCGTTCCAGACCATCCCTGCTTCCATTTATTTCGGCCCCTTCTTAGATCCTTTATAGCCCGAGGCGTACGCCGCCTTTGCTTGCCGTTCCGCCTGTTCCCGGGTGGGGTAAACCTTACCGCCTTTGCCCCATTGATAGCCGCCCTTGACCTTACGGACGGGCATCACTCATACGTTCCAGTAGTTAGCGGACCCTTGCCGCAAGCCATAACCTCTACCGCCATCATGTCCATAGCTTAACTCCAAGGCGTCCCAGAGGCACTCGTAGGGTTTTTCTGCGCGTCGATCTGAGCAGCCAAGTTGGTTTCAGTCTCGTCCTTGTGCACGCTTCGCCAGACCCAGTGCAGCACAAAGTCCTCTGTGACGCTGTCGTATGCCACAAAGTCAGGTGCAGTGGCGTCAGGGGTGAAGCCAGCAGCGCCATAGGCCGAGGCAGTGTAGTCGCCGTCAACGGCAGAAACGCGCCAGTGAGCGACGGTGATCCCGCCAGTAGCAGTCTCGTATTCTGTGGTGACGATGGTCCAAGTGTATTCGATAGTCATTATTCCGTCTCCGTTTCAGTAGCCAATGTCGATCTCACTTGGCCGTAGCATCGTTTAACAGGATGTATTCTAAACGAGCCACAGAGATTTGCAGCTCGTTTGTTGTTTTAATGTTCCAGCCAATCAACCTGACGACTGCTGCAAACAGGACAGAGATCATTGTATTGGTGTCCATCACTCAGCCTTTCTTAAATTCAGGGCCAGTATTGATCCGCTTTGAAATCCAGCGGGATTGGCGAGATCGCCTCAAGCCTGTTTGATGCCGCGCGGATCGCAGACACCAGCGCCATTTGATGCTCAAGCTGGCGTCGGGCGGGGAGGAGGTAGGTTTCGGTCATTCGCAGACCCCCCGTTATGCGTCAAACAGGTTGACGGAAACCGCATAGTCCCGGTCGCCGCCAGCGGTGGCATTCTGGGAGACAACGATGCTCTCGCGCGTGAAACTGGACGCGGCGGCCCAATGGCGTAGGCCTGTGTTTTCATCTGCCGTCACCTGCACCTCCCCGATCACAGGTGCACGCGCCA